ACCTACCTTTGCGATTTCGTAAGATTAAAAGTAAAAGTATTCTTTACCTGCGCGGTAGCGCAAATTATTAGCAACTCTGTTGCGTGCGTTAGGGATTCTAGGCGAGTATCGGAGCGTAGCGGAGATTTGTTTGAGCCGTAGCCCGTTAAAACGCCCAAAATAAATTAAGAATATGTCTGACAAGGTTCGTAATTTTTTCAATTGCTGCGAGCATCCTCGCATAATAAAAAATAAGTACACAGGTGAACCTGTTTATGTTGAATGCGGAGTTTGTCCGCATTGTTTGATTTCGCGTTCTGACGCGAAAAGAAACTTGTGTGATTATGAAAAATGGAATCGAAAGTATTGTTACTTTGTAACATTAACTTATAATTCGCAGTATGTCCCGAAAATGGCACTTGTGCCTATTGAGGATTATGAGTTTGATTGTCCGATAGGTAAGAATTGGCCTTGTGTTAAAACTCAGTTGCATATGCGTCTTATGCTTGACCCTCGTGTAAAGAAAACAGAAATGTTTTCACAAGAAACTCGTATGCGTGCTCGTCGTCCGGAAGGTGATTCTCTTGTTAATATGTTTACTTGCAAGGTAAACAAACCTTACATTGATGAGCATTTGAAAGCTATATTTGACTCTTGTGCTGCTGCTGTCGAATTCCGAAAGAATTACAAACCTACATTTCAGTCTCCCGCTCGCCCTTATATTCTTCGTACTATCCCTCGTTTGTCGAAGTTGCATAAATTTAATGATGTCCAACGTGAGGAATTGGTTTGGCTTTCCCCTGAAAAGGTTGAGATGCTTAAGAAAAAATCTAAGTGTGAAGGAAATGACAATGCTTTTCCTCAGTTTAAAGGACTTCTTAAATATGTGAATTATCGTGATTATCAACTTTTTGCGAAGCGTTTTCGCAAATATTTATTTACAAAAATTGGTTCATATGAAAAAATATCTTCATACGTTGTTTCGGAGTATTCTCCTAGAACGTTCCGCCCGCATTTCCATATCCTATTTTTCTTTGACTCGGAAGAAGTCGCCAAAAATATTCAACAAGCTGTGTATCAGAGTTGGAAGCTCGGTCGTGTTGATACGCAACTTGCAAGGGATTCCGCCGGTTCATACGTATCGGGCTATCTTAATAGCGTTGTGTCTCTCCCCAGCATTTTTACGGACGTCTCATTTACAAAAAGTAAGTCGCGGTTTAGCAAATTATTTGGATATGAAAGCTTTAGAAAAACAGTCGAAGTTCCTGAGCAAGCAATCCAGCGCCTATCTGAGCGAATACGCTTTGTCCGTAATGGTAAATCTTGTGAATTCACTCCCCCCCTTTCGTATATCAATCGATTATTGCCACGATTCGTACCGTACAGCAGTAATTTTTCTGTCGAAACTCGAACAGTTCTGCGCTCAATCCGTGGAGTATTACAACTCTTTAGACGAAACGAACCCTTTAAAAAAGAAACTCCTACAAGCATATCCGAGTTTGTACACACCTATATCGTGACTTTATATGAAAAGTATGGTTATTGTTACGATACTCTTCCTGAGTGCCTTCGTGTTTACCTCGCTTATACCCGTTCTGTAAAAGAAATTCATTACTTTACGGATAAACTTAAGAATAAGCTTTGTCGTCCTATTTATGTATATCGTATATGGGAGTCTTTGAATCTTAGTGACGATTATATTATTTCTTTGTCTGACGAATATATGTCAAAGTGTCGCTCTATGTCTCTTGAAAGACAGTTGAGTATTCAGCAAGAAATGTTTGATCGTGAAGGTTATTCTGATGACCTTCTATCTTTGTTTTATATTAATAAACCTCAAAAGAAAGTTAATAATCGTTATTTTCAGGAGTGGAAAGATAAGAATTACTATGAAGTACATTATATTCGTGTCAAACATAAGAAACTTAATGATGAAAATGATGTATTTCTAGAATAATTATCTTTATAGTTATGAAAATTACACCTCAACAATGGATTGAAGTAGTTAAATTGATTTCTACTTTTATTATTGGGCTTATTACAGCCTTGTGTGTTCAGTCTTGTACTGCGTCTATGTCTGTTTTTTGGAAAAACAGTAATTCTAAACAGGAGTCTCAGCAGACTATAAAAAATTCTGTTGACTCTACACATATTAATATTCAACCAAATTTTTAATCTATGAGTTTATTTTCATTAAAAGACATTCGCAATCATCCTAGACGTTCGGCATTCGACCTTTCGTCTAAGGTTGCTTTCTCCGCAAAATCGGGTGAACTTCTTCCGATTAAATGGTATTTTACAATGCCCGGTGATAAGTTTACGTTGAAGCGTCAGCATTTTACCCGTACTCAACCTGTTAATACTTCTGCGTATACTCGTATTCGTGAGTATTATGACTGGTTTTGGGTTCCCTTACATCTTCTTTGGCGCAATGCTCCTGAGGTTATCTCTCAAATGCAGTCTAATGTTCAGCATGCCGGTTCTGCTACTTCTGCGTTAACTCTTGGTAATTATCTTCCTACATTTACTATTTCTCAATTTCAGGCTGTCTGTGAACGTTTGTCGGGTAAAACTAATTATTTTGGTTTTGACCGCGCGGATCTTGCTTATAAGCTTATGCAATATCTTCGTGTAGGTAATTGTAATAATAGTTCTAAAAATTATGGTACGTCTGTTGCTCAAACTGTTACTACGTATTCTCAAAAATATAAATTTGACCTTAATGTATCTGTATTTTCATTTTTGGCTTATAAGAAGTTTTGTCAGGACTATTTCCGTTATTCTCAGTGGCATATCTCAAGTCCGTATTTGTGGAATATAGATTATTATACGGGTGCTGCTCAGCAGTTATTTTCTACTCTTCCTTCGTCCGGTGATGCCTATTGGAATAATAATACAATGTTTGATCTCGAGTATTGTAACTGGAACAAAGATCTTTTTATGGGTGTTCTTCCGGATACGCAATTTGGTGATGTGGCTTCTATTGATACAGGTGGTTTAAAATCCCAGGATTTGTATGTTGAGGCGAAAATTTCGTCTTCTTCAAGTTCTCGTACATATCTTGGTACTAAGATTGCACCTACCGGTTCTGATTTTTCTGTTAATGCAGGACCTAATGCCGCTAGTTCCAATCCGTTGGTAGTTACTATGCCTTCAGTTGCTGCGTCATTTGATGTACTTTCTCTTCGTCGCGGTGAGGCTCTTCAGCGTTGGAAGGAGATTTCTTTGAATGTTCCCCAGAATTACCGTGCACAGATTAAGGCCCATTTTGGTGTTGATGTTGGTGAAAATATGTCAGGTATGTCTACTTATATCGGTGGTGATTCATCGTCTCTTGACATATCGGAGGTTGTTAATACCAATCTTCAATCTGGTGATTCTCAATCTGAAGCCGTTATAGCTGGTAAAGGTGTTGGTTCTTCGCAAGGTTCTGAAAAATTTGAAGCTCGTGATTGGGGCGTATTGATGTGTATTTATCATAATGTCCCTCTTTTGGATTATGTATCTTCTGCTCCTGATCCACAATTCTTTGTTGCTCAGAATACGGATTTGCCTATTCCCGAACTTGATTCTATTGGCATGCAGTCTATTCCTGTATCTATGTATTCTAATAGTGCTATTGAATTGGCTACTGGATTTTCGTCTGCTGATTTTACAATGGGATATCTTCCTCGGTATTATAGTTGGAAGACTTCGTATGATTATGTGTTAGGTGCATTTACTACTACTGAAAAAGAGTGGGTTGCTCCTATTACTCCTTCTATTTGGAAGAATATGTTGTCTACTATTACTACGGAATCTTCTTCTATTACTTATAATATTTTCAAGGTGAATCCTTCTGTATTGGATAGTATTTTTCAGGTGAATGCCGACTCAAAATGGGATACAGATCCATTTTTGATTAATTGTGCATTTGATGTTAAAGTAGTTCGTAATTTGGATTATTCCGGAATGCCTTATTGATTATGAAAAAGAAAGAATATATAGATCATATTTTTAATGGTTCTTTTGATATCGCGCATACAAAAGTTCCTGTGCAAGATAAGTTAGTGCAGTTATCTACTTTTAATTGTAAGGACGGTTCTATCGTTATCTCTACCGATATTTCTTTGGTTTTTAATCAACAGAGATTAGAGAATAAATTGACTGCTAGTGAATTACGTGAATATATTCAGCGTTATACCCCTAATAAGTCGGTATATACTGCCCAGTTGGACGACGATACTTTGTTGTCTACTCTTAAATCGCGACATGTTCAGTCTCTTTCTGAAATGCGTAGTTGGGCTGAGTATTGTATGGAAAATTGTGATTCGTTAATCAAGGATGCTGAAGAAAAAGCCCGTATTGCTGTTGAGGAAAAAGCTGCTGCTGATTCTTCTGTTGCTGCTGCTGATTCTTCTGCTTCTGCAACTTCTGAATAGTTATGGCTTTTAAAGACTTTGCTAGCGGATTATTTGGTGGTGTTGGTTCTGTAATATCTGGCGCTATTGGTGCTAAAACTACATCGGATACTAATAAGACCAATCTTAAGATAAACCAAATGAATAATGATTTTAATGCTCGTGAAGCTCAGAAAGCTCGTGATTTTCAGTTGAATATGTGGAATAGGGAAAATGAATATAACAAGGCATCCTCTCAGCGTAGACGTTTAGAGGATGCAGGTTATAATCCTTATATGAGTGATGCACAGGCTGGTACTGCTGCTGGTATGTCTGGTACTTCTGCTGCTACTGCTGCTGGTGCTCTTCCTCAAAATCCATATACGCCTGATTTTCAATCTGTTGGTGTTAATCTGGCTTCTGCGTTAAAAATGATGTCTGAGAAGAAACAAACTGATATTGAGAATCTTAATATGTCTGATTTGTTGCGTTCTCAAATTTGGCAGAATATCGGTGCTACTGATTGGCGTAATGCGTCTCCTGAGGCGCGTGCGTATAATCTTTCTCAAGGCCGTAGGGCTGCCGAGTTAGGTATGGCTTCTCTTGAGGAGAATCTTTCTAATCAGCGTTGGAGTAATAATTTGCTTGTTGCTAACATTGCGAATTCTCTTCTTGATGCTGATACGAAGACTATTCTGAATAAGTATCTTGATCAACAACAGCTTGCTGAGTTGAATATTAAGGCCGCTAATTATGAATATCTTGTTATGTCTGGTCAAATGAAGAGACAAGAGATCAATAATCTTATTGCTGAAGAGATTGAGACTTATGCGCGTGCTAATGGGTATAACCTTCAGAATCGTATTTTACGTGAGACTTCGGACGGTGTGATTCGTGCTACTAATAATACTAATTTTTATTTTGGCTCGTATTATCACAGTCGAGCATTTAATGCTGGTGCTGATGCATTTCATGATTCGTCTTTTTTGCGTTCTCGTGCTGGTTCTGCCGCTGAGGGGTATAAACAATCTGCATTTGATACCAAGTTGCAGCCTTGGCGTGAAGCTCTCAATTCTGCCAATATGATCTTTAATGGTATTGGTTCTGGATTGGATTCTTATACCAATTTCATGAATGGTCGTCATAATCGAGGTAGATTTTATTTTCATAAATAATCTGTTCATTACCATATTCTAATTCTTTGATGCACTGGCTCGTGATGAGTCGGTGCATTTTTATTTTAATAGCTGTTCTCTTTTGTGCGGAGCAAATCGGGTGTCACATCTAGCCCGATTCCACCCCCTCTCGTCCGAGATTGGCAAAAGTGACACCAATAAAAATGCAAAACATGTTGTATAACATATAATTTAATTTGGTGTCTTATTGATATTTCTTTATCTTTGTAGTGTAATAATAAGATAGATATGGTTATGAAAAAGAAAGAAAGAAAATTTACTTGGTGTGTTCGGCGTTATAATGTTAAGACAGGTGATGTTAAATATTATATGCATTCTGGTTGGACGACTCGTGAAATCAATGAATTTGTTTCTGATTTTGTTGCGTCTTATAAAGGTTATATTATTCATTTGTTTAAGAGCTATAAGAAATTTTGATTATGAAAAAGCGTTATATTCATGTTATGGCGTGTTCCAATTTAGGGACACGCATTCAGTTAACTCTTTCTGCTGAAACTGATGACCTTCGTGGTCTTATTGCTGATGCTCTTGTTAAGATTGCGCAATATAGTTCTTCTCAGGAGACATTTTTGATTGAGCATATAGATTCTATATCTCGTTTGCACGATATGAATGAATAGTTCCCCGTGTGGATCTCGTGCACTTAAGCGCGGGCTTACTTTGATTATATTATTAATAATTTAAAATTTTACAATTATGAAACTATTAATGACTGTACAACCAAAAAATGGTGAAAAACCTTCTGATCCTGTGATTGTTGATACTGATAGACATAGCTTGTCTTCTTTGGCTGATGATTTTCTTCGTGCTGGCGATAAAGTTCTAATCTTCCAGCCTGTTGCTGAATATACAACAGCTCCTTGCTGGAAAGGTGACAAAAAAGAATAGTTTTTCTTTTTTTTCTTCCGACATCGCTTATCATTGACAAAATGTGAAGACTGCACCAGGCGTTATTGTGTTGAAAATTGTTAATATCGCGTGCGTATGAAGCTTGCGTAATGCGCGCGTGAAATTAATAATTTTTGATACAATGTTGATTGGTGCTTTCTGCACATTTTACCTACCTTTGCGATTTCGTAAGATTAAAAGTAAAAGTATTCTTTACCTGCGCGGAGCGCAAATTATGAGCAACTCTGTTGCGTGTGTTAGTAATTCTGGCGAGTATCGGAGCGTAGCGGAGATCTGTTTGAGCCGTAAAGCCCGTTAACATCCAAAATAAAATAAGAATATGTCTGACAAAGTTCGTAATTTTTTTAATCGTTGTGAGCATCCTCGCATAATAAAAAACAAGTATACCGGTGAACCTGTCTATGTTGAATGCGGAGTGTGTCCGCATTGTTTGATTTCGCGTTCTGACGCGAAAAGAAATTTATGCGATTATGAAAAATGGAATCGAAAGTATTGTTACTTTGTGACATTGACATATAATTCGCAATATGTTCCGAAAATGGCTCTTATTCCTATTACGGATTATGAATTTGATTATCCTATAGGTAAGAATTGGTCTTGTGTTAAGACTCAGTTGCATATGCGTCTTATGCTTGACCCTCGTGTCAAGAAAACGGAAATGTTCTCGCAGGAGACTCGTATGCGTGCTCGTCGTCCTGTTGGTGATTCTCTTATCAATATGTTTACTTGTAAGGTAAATAAACCTTACATTGATGAACATTTGAAGGCTATATTTGATTCTTGTGCTGCTGCTGTTGAATTCCGAAAGAATTACAAACCTACTTATCAGTCTTCTGCTCGCCCCTATATTCTCCGCACTATTCCGCGCATGTCTAAGTTGCAAAAATTCAATGACATTCATCGTGAGGAACTTGTTTGGATGTCTCCCGAAAAGGTTGAGATGCTTAAGAAAAAGTCTAAATGTGAAGGAAATAATAATGCCTTTCCACAATTTAAAGGTCTTCTTAAGTATGTCAATTATCGTGATTATCAACTTTTTGCGAAACGTTTTCGCAAATATTTGTTTACTAAAATTGGTTCATATGAAAAAATATCTTCATACGTTGTATCGGAGTACACTCCTAGGACATTCCGCCCGCATTTCCATATCTTATTTTTCTTCG